CCCAAATGTTGCGAAATCTTGAACAGAAACCGGTCAACACCAATGAAGAGGTGTTTAAAGTTTCCTACAAGGTTCCTGACCTTGATCTAGGTACAATTCCTCACTTATTGATGTATTCGGGAAGTTCTACCGTTATGGCCCCTGTTTTTGAAGGCCGTTCGGTTCCCCAAAATACTCAATTGGAACTGGACATGCGTATCTTTAGAGATCCCATTAATTGGAAACTCTACCACCGTTATAAGGAGTTTTATTCTCCTATCGTTGGACGACTTCCTATGCCGTACTTTTCCAGATTTGAATCGGACTTTCCCTTCTCAGGGAATTTGTGTCCGTTGGATAAGGATGGCTCTTGGAAAATTCGTTGGATTGCATCTCCAGTACGTATTCATCAAATGGCTCTAAAGCCACTAGGTGATACGTTATTCTCGCTCTTACGGAGATTTCCGTGGGACTGTACTTTTGATCAGAAGAGGGCTGTACCAATACTGCAAAAGGTTCTTCAGGAAGGTAGAACTATCCATTCGATAGATCTCGAATCCGCTACGGACAATTTTCCGCTCAATTTTCAACTCCACCTCCTCAGACAGCTTAATTCAAGCCTGTCCTGGCAAAGATCTCTTGATCTTTTTAGGGATCTCGCTAGGGGAGAATGGCGTTCAGATTCAGCTAAGAAGTATGTTCGATGGACTAAAGGTCAACCGATGGGGTTATACCCGAGTTTTCCTGCTTTTGCGGTGACGCATGGTCTTCTCCTCAAACACTTGGATCCGCGTGAGCGTTTCCTCATTCTTGGTGACGATGTTGTCATTTGGGATGATAAAACTGCTCGGAAATATCGCGAAATTTTGGTGAAATGGAGTGTTCCAATTTCCTCCGCCAAATCCTTTTCAAGTTCTATTCTTTGTGAATTTGCAGGGATGGTCATCACTGAACGCGGTGTTTTCCACAACTTTAAATGGAAAGACACGTCGGATGATAACTTTATGGAACAGATGCGTCAATTCGGAAAGCGCTTTAGACGAGCTCTCACCTGGCGTCAACAACGTGTGTACGATAAGATTGCGCACCTTCAGCCACCTATTGGGTGTCATCATGGTGTTGATAGTACAAACATTGTGAAATCCATCCAAGAAACGGATGAATGGTTATCTGAACCAGATGAGCGGGGGAGCCGCTGCATGGGCTTCTTCGATTGGTGCAAAAACCAATTATCTCTGGCTAAGCTCCTACCATGGAGAACAGATAGGTCTATCCAGAGGACTTTCGATAAGAAAGTCTTGAGGGCTATTGACAACACCCGACTGAAAGGAATCCGAGGAAACTTGAATCCCTTCAGAGATGTCGTTCGGGCTGCCCGGGTTGAACCGGATACCCCTAACCTCTTTGTGTTCGGCAAAGTTCGACCTACCGCTCTTGAATTATATGAGCGAAGGCTGGATTTTAGAACTAAGAGAACCTCTCCTAATCCTGCTTCTCAACGTACGAAACGCGAGTAAGCTGCCGATTGGTGT